ATGTTGTCAACAGAGAAAGAAATAAGAGACGCATTGGATGATAAACAAGTTCGTGACATGACCAAATCACAACTTGTTAAAGGTGCATTCCGTATGCTAACATTAAAACTTGGTCAAGCAAACATTCCTCTTATAGTCACAAATCACACTTACGATGTTATCGGATCTTATGTCCCAACTAAAGAAATGGGAGGAGGCTCTGGCCTCAAATATGCCTCGTCTACGATCATTTATCTCAGCAAAAAAAAGGAAAAGGATAAGACAGAAGTTGTTGGAAACATTATTAAAGCTAAGACGGTTAAATCAAGACTCAGTAAAGAAAACAAAGAAGTAAACATTCGTCTTTACTATGATGAGAGAGGTCTTGATAGATACTATGGACTTCTTGAATTAGGAGAACTTGGTGGTATGTGGAAAAATGTTGCTGGTAGATATGAAATAAATGGTAAAAAAATATATGGTAAAGAAATACTAAAGAATCCCACAGAATATTTTACAGATGATATAATGGAAAAACTAGATCAAATATCCAAAGAACATTTCTCTTATGGAAAGAATTGAAAATACCATACTCTCTAATTTAATTTACACTGAGGAATATTCTAGAAAAGTAATACCTTTTATTCAACCAGAATATTTTGAAAATCGAATTGAAAGAATAGTCTTTGAAGAAATTGTAAAGTTCATTGTCAAGTATGAATCAAATATTACTGTAGAAGTTCTTAAAATTGAAACTGAAAATAGATCTGATTTAACTGAAACTGAGATTAAAGAACTTAGAGAGTTAAATAATTCTTTAAGTTACACTCCTTCTGATCTAAATTGGTTACTTGATTCCACAGAAAAATGGTGTCGTGATCGTGCTATATATTTGGCACTAATGGAATCAATTCAACTTGCTGATGGACAAGATAGTAAAAAAGATAGGGATGCGATTCCATCTATATTATCTGATGCACTAGCAGTTGGTTTTGATAAGAATGTAGGTCATGATTACTTACAAGACTACGAAGAAAGATATGAATCATATCATCGAAAGGAAGATCTCATCCCATTCGACCTCGAATTTTTCAACAAGATTACAAAGGGCGGCCTTCCAAATAAAACACTCAATATTGCTCTCGCTGGCACTGGTGTTGGTAAATCTCTGTTTATGTGTCATGTCGCAAGCAGTGTGTTACTCCAAGGCAAGAACGTACTATACATCACGCTTGAAATGGCTGAGGAAAAGATTGCGGAGAGAATTGATGCTAATCTTTTAAATGTTCCAATACAGGATATTGTTGATTTACCAAAACCAATGTTTGATAAAAAGGTTGTAAACATATCAAAGAAAACACAGGGAACATTAATTATTAAAGAATATCCAACTGCAGCAGCACACAGTGGACATTTTAAAACTTTACTAAATGAATTAGCATTGAAAAAATCATTTAAACCTGATATAATATTCATAGATTACTTAAATATATGTGCATCTTCACGTTACAAAGCAGGTAGCAATGTCAATTCTTACTCGTTTATTAAAGCGATTGCGGAAGAACTCCGTGGTCTTGCAGTTGAGGCTAATGTACCTATCGTCTCCGCTACTCAGACGACTCGCTCTGGCTATGGTAGTAGTGATGTCGATCTTACTGACACAAGTGAGTCCTTCGGTTTACCTGCCACTGCTGATCTTATGTTTGCTCTTATTAGTACGGAGGAGCTTGAGGGGTTGGGGCAGATAATGGTCAAACAACTTAAGAATCGTTACAACGATCCGACCATATACAAGAGGTTCGTTGTTGGAGTTGATCGTGCAAAAATGAGATTATATGACGTAGAGCAAAAGGCACAAGATGATATACTTGACAGCGGACAACAAGAAGAGTATAATGAATACAAACAAACACCAAAAAAATCGTTTGCTGAATTTAAATTTTAATCATGTCAGGAGATTACGAAACACATAACAATCAACAACCACATATAAACTATGCAGGATCAAAAGTTGACTTGGATAAGTATGCTCTATTCGTGGATGGTGTCACATCCAATCCCAGTAAGGATTATCAATCTTTCCTTGAAAGTCTTAGTACCCTTGACGGAGAAGGTTCCAATATTCACAGGCTTCTTACTGCTGCTGTTGGCATTAGTGCTGAAGGTGGTGAATTCATGGAGATCGTTAAGAAAATGGTTTTTCAGGGTAAGCCTTGGAATCATGATAATCGGGAGCATCTCATTATTGAGTTGGGAGATGTTATGTGGTATGTAATGCAAGCATGTGCAGCATTGAATGTAACCCTTGACGAAGTAATAGAAGGTAATGTAGAAAAGTTAAAGAAAAGATATCCTGGTGGAGACTTTAATGTTCACTACTCAGAAAACCGTAAAGAAGGAGATCGGTAATAAAAAGGCAAATAAATATTTAAAAAGTAAAAAAAATGCCTTACCATATTAAAAGAACTGGAACTGTCTTGAATACTTCTAAGGTAGTTTACTACAAAGGAGAGGATCGTTGGACGGACACTTATGATGATAGAAAAGTTTATAGTGTGAAAGCAACTGCCGATGCTGAAATTACAAACGCTAGAGAATCAACATATTTGAAAAGATCTCAAGTAATAACAGAGTAATGGCTATTAGCAATAAAGATGTTGAAGTTTTAAGTGAAGCCTTATTCTGCTATTACTTTGCCATCTACAAAAATAAAAAAGAAAAGGAGTATAGAGCTTCAATATGGAATCAAATTAAAACATCCTCTGATTTATCATCCTTTACGAATAAGTTTGGTATAACATCAATGGTAAAGAATGTTAATGATGATCCTGCTTTTACATCAAGATTGTCAAAGGTTATTGAGTTTCTTTACAATCGTAAGGGTTTTTGGAAAAAAGCTTTGGAATCTCAAATGGAAGCATTTTTTAGAGATGCGAAGTTAAAATCTGGTAATGATTATTTTATTATGAGAGCTGATATGATTCCAAAGGACTATGATCCTTATCGAGCATATAATGAATTGTCATATAAAGTTAGAGGTAAGTTAGGTTTTAGAGGAACGATAGATAAAGATAAATGGAATCCCTCTGATGTTTGGATCTTTACTAAAAAATCTAAAAATTTTTTAACAAAATTTATTAGTCTTTTTAATGGTCAACTTCTCAAACAACCAGAGTATTCTGTTAAGATGATGGAGAAATTAAATAATCGTATTTACTTATTGTTTAAACAAGGATTACTATATCCAGTATCTCTGAAAGCACCAACAGGTAGAGCTAAGGTTGTATTTGAAAATGATGTAACTTCTGATCTTGTCAAAGTTGTTAATTATGATGAGATTGATTTTTCTGATAATAACCAAGACGCAAAGATAAGATTTTCAGTTGATGAGGTTGATAAAATTACAGGAAGAAAAACTAAATCTTCTTATATAAAAGGTTTAATTAAAACTAAAACTGTTCTTTCTGGTGGAGCAAGACTTGAAATTGAAGCGGGTGGTGCTGCTCGTTATGGATCAATGGGAACAGAAAACTATCAATATCTAATTCGACAAACTGATAGGACAGGTATAGCATCTTTAAATAAGATAAGAGATAAAAAAGAATTTGTTGATCTTAAAAGAAAATATTGGGCAAAAACAAAAGGTGCTCAATGGTTAGCAAGAGGTGGATATATTACAGAATTTAAAAGAGATCCTCAAAAGTTTAGAGAAGAGATAGAACCATATACCCAAGAATTGTTTAAACATATAAATGGTAGAGTATGGGATTCTGCATCAATTGAAATGACAGCTAAAAGTCCAGAGGAAGCATATCTAAATAAAACACACGCTGGTGAAGTTGCTGTAGCTGTAGATGATATTACAAAACAAATTATGAAAGATATAACTGTAGAAAACTTATTTAATTTGGCAGCATCTCAAGGATTTGGTGCTGGTGTATCTCAATCTCAATTAGAAACAAGAATGAAAATGCAGAAAGAAATGGGAAAAAAATTGGGTGAGGATTTTAAAGGTGTAGAAGTTGATAACTCAAAGAAGTTTTGGACTTCTTGTTTTTATTTGGTGGTGAAGTAATGAATAAAACAGCTTTTAGAAAAACAATAGAAAAAACACTTGCGGATCTTGGATCTCAAAATCAATTAAAAATGGCTTTTGAAAAACAGGGAAAGATGGTAGGAACAAGTATTAGTGAAGGTGGAGATGTAGATGTGTTGTATAGTCCAAAGGGAGAAGTTATGTATATTGATTTTACAGAATCTATTAATTCAAAAATTGATAAAATAAAAAAAAATTTAGAAGTATTATACAATGGTGAAAAATTATCTGGATCTTCATCTAAATCATATAGACTTAAACTTTCAAATTATAAAAATGCACCTAAAGCAGAGAGAGATGTTTTGAATTTTAGAATTTTAAGATCAGGTTCTAGAACACCAACTGCTATTCAAGAACGTGGATCTGCATTTATTTTAAGTGTAGCTCTAAAAACTAACTCTGCATATCAAGGGATTGATTTGGGTAAGAATCATATTGCCCTTGAAAAAAACAAATATGTCTATGATGGATTAAAAAAAATATTTACTCCCGCATATGAGGATAGATTGAAAGATTGGACATATACTTACTATCAACAACAAGATAAATTTTTAGAAAAATATAAAGATTCTCGATGGAGTGAGTTTGAGTATGGAAATAATAGTTTTGTAAAATTTTTTGAAGACCATGTTAAAAATCTTTATGTTACTTTTGGATCATCTAATCCAGATAGACCACCAAAAACACTGCAGAAATACGAACAGTGGAATCCATCAGACATCTATGCTGCGTTTAAAATGCCCACTATAAAAAAGGAATTGGATGATATAATTAAAGGAAAAGAAAATACAAAGGGTATAAACCTTTTTAGATTGAATCAATATTTAATAAAATTACTTAAAGATAAAAGATTGGTTGGTATATCACTTAAGAAAATAAAAGAAGGTGATGATGCAGAACTCGTATTACGTAATATTAATGCCGAATCATATATGGATGCGAAAGTTGAAACTAAACAATATAAAATGTCTGATATTAATTTTGATATTGATGGGATACATGATGTGAAAAGAAAAACAGTATCAACGTATATAAAATTTGGAGATGGATATCAAATTGATGTAAAAGGATCATCCTCAAAATTTAATAACCTTGCATTTGGAACATTGATAAAGGCAAAATCAGCTGCTCAAGGTGGAAACGCACCTATAAATTTAGTAATAAGATTGATGCAAAAAAATGGAAGTGATATAAAATTTACAAATGATAATTCTAAGTATCCAAGAACTGACTATGAATTTAATGCTCCTATAACATCAATGTATACAACTAAGGATTATGAAAAGTGGTTCAATGTTGTAAAAAATTACTTTGAAAATAAAACTGTAAAATATAGTGATTTTCAAATGTATATCTCTGGATTATATGAGGATGGTTATGGTGCGATTGCTCAATCAAAGTTAATGCAATTACACTTTTATTATGATTCCCTCAAAACAAACAAGCTCGGAGTTGATTACTGGTTAAAAATATTATATCTAGGTATGAAGGTTGGAAAAATCTTTGCACCTCATGCTAAAATTTATTAACATGATTAACATCGATGAACTGATTCAATCATTTGAATCAAAATCAAAAAACAAGAAAAAAGTATTTAATGATTTTGTATATCATTGTTATATGGTTTTT